CTCGACGGGACGAGAGGTTCTGGAAGACGAAGAACGGCATGGCTATGGGGGCCAGCATGACCAACAACCTTCTCAAGGCCTTCGGGATGAGGTGACTCAATGGCCTCTGAACGAGCCTTGATTGTGGCCTTGCGGGGTGGTGGGCCTGTGCGATGTTGGTGGCGGGGACGACTGATGGGGGCGGTCCGGCCGCAGGCCGGTCCGGTGGCTACGTACCCCCGTCTCGCTCGTCCTCAGGAGCCGCCTAACTCGGCACTGAGCCCGGTATCCGCCGTGCAACGGTCCAATCTGGGAGGCGAGCCCATCTCCTCTCCATTCGTCGTGTATGTCTTGGAGTTGAACATCCCCCGAGGTGGTTGGTATGTCGGGATGACTTCAAATCTGGAGAAGCGTCTCAGTGACCACCGGGCCGGGAGGGGGGCAAAGGTGACGAAACGGTATGGAGTAAAGTCTCTCGTCAAAGCTGTTCCCTGCTCTACACGAGAGGAAGCTCTCACTCTAGAGCAAGAGATCACCGATGAACTCCGAGCCGATGGATGGCTCGTATGGGGAGGTAAGAACTGCTCTCCTCTTCGTGACGGTCATTTCTGGGTGGATGACTAATGGCCGGCGTCCCTCCGATGCTCCAGCAGGCCCTCGCCCGCTATGGCCTCACTTCCCTCTTGGGCTGGGCTACCGAGGCCATCATCCAGGGTTGGTCCGAGGATCAGATCTCTCTCGAACTCTTCAACCGGCCTGAGTTCAATGCTCGGTTCCCCGGCATCAAAGCCCGTGAGGCCAAGGGCTACCCGCCCATCACGCCCGAGGACTACCTCGCCTACGAGCAGGGCATCTCGGCTCTCTCTACTCAATGGGGTATGAATATCTCCAAGGCCCAAGTGGACATGATGATCTCGAATAACAAGTCGTTCCGTGAGGCCGAGGAAGTCGTTGCCATCACCGCTGCTGCCATCTTCGAGGATGACTCTGAGACCAAGTCCGCCCTCCAGCGTCTCTACCCCGAAGTCACGAATGGCGATCTCATGTCCTACTGGATGAACCCCAAGGTCAACCTTGGCATCCTTCAGCAGAAGTACCGCACGTCTCAGCTCGCCGGTGCAGGAGCCCGAGCAGGCTTTGGCGACATCACTGCGGCCCAAGCCCAGCGTCTCCTCACCTCTGGCATCAATCGGGAGCAAGCCCTGACCGGCTTCTCTCAGCTCGTGCAGAACGAGGAGCTGTTCAAGGCCCAGGTCGGCACGGAGACGGACATCACCACGGACCAGCAGATCGAACTCTTGGCCGGCGATGCCCAGCTCGGGCAGGAGGTGGAACGGCGCCGCTCGAACCGCCTCGCCGAGTATCAGGGCACCTCGACGTTCGCAGCGGGCCAGGAAGGCTTCGCAGTCGGCAGCGCATCGGACTAGCACTCGCCGACCCCTGATGTACACTCCTCTCACCGTTCCCCTGGCGAACCTCCTAACCCAGGGCGTAGGCGAGGAGAGGTGAAGTGCCCAACGACAACGTCAACGACGAGCAAGATCCGTCCAAGCTGCGTCAGCTGATCGACTCGGCTCACTCGAAGCTCGGGGAGAAGGACACCAGGATCAAGGAACTCGAAGGCCGTCTCGCAGTCTCGGAGTCGGGTCTCGGACATCTCAATGACGTCCAGCGTGGTGCCATCATCCACGTAATCGGCGACGGCGAGGTGACCGCAGACTCAATGAAGGCAGCGGCGACGTCTCTCGGTTTCTCCTTGGCTCCTCCCCAGCAGAACAACCAGCCGACCAACCAGCCGTCCCAGCAGGGTCAGCAGAACCAGAACCAGAACAACGGTGATGGGAATGCCAACTCGGACGATGCCAACCAGCCTCAGTTCCTCAAGCCCATGTTCGACTCGGAACACCCTGACCCCCGTGAGGCACGCAACGTTGCTATCCAGGGTCTCACGGAGTTCGAGTACGCAGCGGTCATGGCTCAGCGAGGGGGGACCGGTACCAGGGACTTCAAGGAGGCCATCGACAAGGCCACCTCGAAGGAAGAAGTCCTCGCCGTGATCCGCCAGCAGGGCCGCAACGAGGGCCTGATTCTGGAGGGCGACACGATCTAGCTCTCGATGACGTCACAGCTCTAACAAGGAGATCCCTGCTGTGGCTGACGTCTTCACCGACACCACGACGCTGACGCAGGCCACAACGGCCTACGAGCGTCTCGCCTACTACGACCTGCGCCCCGAGCTGTACTTCGATGCGTGTGCCACCGTTCGGCCCACTCGTCAGTCGCACCCGGGCTCGGCCGTCCTCTTCAACATCGTCACGGACCTGGCTCCGGCCATCACCCCGCTCTCGCAGAACGCCGACATCGACGCCGTGGCGCTCTCCGACACCGAGGTGACCATCTCGCTGAACGAGTACGGCAACGCCGTCATCTCGTCGGCCCGTATCCGGGGTCAGTCGTACCTCACCGTGAGCGAGCAGATCGCCAACGCCGTCGGCTTCAACGCCGGCCTCTCGTTCGACTGCCTCGCCCGCAACCCGCTCGTCGCCGGCTCCAACGTCATCTACGGCGGCGCTGCCGTCTCTCGGGTGACCGTCGCCGCCGGCCACATCATGACGGGCGCCAAGTCTCGCCAGGTCGTCGCTCAGATGACCGACGCCAACGTGCAGCGTCTCGGGAACTACTTCCGGGGCTTCATGGCCGGCGCCGTCGAGTACGACTTCCGGGGTGAGACCGGTGGTGCTGGTTGGCGTGACCCGCACATCTACAGCCAGCCCAAGGAGATCTGGAACGGCGAGACCGGTCTCTTCGAGGGCGTGGCTTGGGTCGTGACCCCACGTCTCACCGCCCCCAACCTCGCAGCCGGCCAGGGTGGCCCCGGCGGCTTCGTGGACGGCGGTGTCGGTGGCACCGTCGACGTCTATCCCGTCCTCGTGATGGGCAACCAGGCTCTCGCCAAGACCTGGTCCAAGGAGGCCTCGGGGCCCATCCCGAACGTCATCCTCGGCAACGTCGTGGACAAGCTGATGCGCTTCGTGCCCGTCGGCTGGTACTGGATGGGCGGCTTCGGCCGGTTCCGTGAGGCCGCTCTCCGGCGCATCGAGGTTGCGTCTTCGATCGGCGCCAACACCTGATGTCCGCCTTCATTGCCTCTCCGATGGCCTCTGGTAGCACTGCTATCAAGGCCATCGACAAGGTGGACTTCCCTCGCCGAGTCCACATCAATACTCCCTCAGTCGGTACCTTCATCGGTTTCACTGAGGATGAGGTCAATCTCTCAGGAGAGGGGTTCTTCCTCCCTCCAGGGATGTTCGACTTCATCTTGCCGGCTGACGAGGAGCTGTGGTCTCGCAATGCGAGCGCTTGGATTCTCGTCACTACGACTGACTAGCCCTTCGGGGGGAGAGAAGTGAGGCCCGTCCGGAACCCTGACCTGCCGGGGGGTTCTGGACGGGCCTCTCACATGAACGGAGTCTCACATGCCAGGTGGAGCAAATCTCGGAACCCAGGAGATTCTCAACCGGGTCTACGACGCCTCGGAGAACGCCATCCGAGTCGTGGCAGCCAACGAGGGCATCTTCTTCTCGCCCGGTGAACTCTCGACCATTGCCGGGGCTCCCACCTTCCCGGTCACGAACGGTGTCCCTCGTGTCGGCTTTCCGGACGCTGCCACGACCACTATGGGCATCGTCGTCGGAGTCCCGAAGTGGTGGGACTTCATGGGTGTCTCGTTCGTCTGGACTGGCTCGACGGCCGGTGTCAACCCGGTTCGCTGGACCATTGACGTCAAGAAGTTCAATCTCTTCTCTGACAACATCTCAGAGGCTGTCTTCGCCACAGCCACAGCCAACGTGGCCACGATCGCAGCAGCAGGTGTTCTCAACTACACGATCGACCAGGTCGCCAACGTCAACCTCACCCCATTCGCCTTCGGCAACGTCTACAGCATCAACATCTCTCGTATCGGAGCTGACGGCGCTGATACCTACACAGGGGTGGCGGAACTTCTCAACCTGGTCATCCGACGGAACACGGGGCCCTGATGCCTTCTCTCCAGTCACTCCAAGGCACCTTCAACCTCGTGGCCTATGAGGGTTCGGCTGGCGATCCTCTCATCATGGCACTCATGATTGGGAACCCCGGTGCCTCTCCGGCACCTGAGCCTCTTCCCTCCAAGGTAGGCGAGTCGGCTCTCTTCGGCGGCATGGCCACCCAAGTCGGCAACCGCTACTACCTCAACACGACCACTGCCTACCCATGACGACCTTCACTCCCCCGGAAGGTCTCGGCGAGGCACGAGGTGACCCTCATTCCCTCAACCCCGCTGACCGCCTGTTCCGCCACTACTCTCCTCTTCCCACTGGTGAGACGGTCTGGCAGGACCAAGACGACACCTGGCACCAGTCGCAGTACCCCTATGCTGGCCAAGTTGAGGACCCTGGTCTCCTCCAGGCTCAAAGGGTCTACCAGGGTGGGCACATTCACGACATCTCTGCTGCCGACGAAGCAGCTCTGATCACCGCCGGCTATGGCTCTCGTATCAACATCGCCCCTGTCAAGGCCACTTGGACATCAGAACAACTCTCCAAGTTCTCGTCCAAGATGCTCCTGACCGCTGATGGCACTCACGCAACCCCTGCTATTCCGTCTCTGACCAACGGCAACAAGCTCGGTATCCAACTGTCCGCTGGCACTATCCCGAGTCAGTCGAGCTTACGAGAGTTCTTCCTCCACTCGGATACTGCTGGCTGGACAGACTCCCAAGGCGTCATTGAGATCGATCCACCTACCTTCGGTCTTGACATCGGCGGCGGCGCTCTCATCATCCCTCAGATGGGAGTCGTCCTCCGGGCCCAGTTCAACTCCTCAACCGGCAAGAACCAGGGCATCACTCTCAATAACAACGTCGTCTTCGGCATCCCCTTCCTCAACGTTGGGGCCTGGCATGCCTTCCCTAATGGCTCGGGCTTCGCCAACCGCCAAGCCTCTCCTTGGGATCTCACTACCATGCTTGGCCTCCCGTATGGCTGGAAGTGGGAACTTATCGGCAACACAATCCGTGTCAAGATCTTCCCCGCTGGTACCTCGCCTGACGCCATCTCCTGGTCTGACCCCGTCCTCAGCAAGACTGTCGATCTCAACGTCGATACCGGGATTGTCCCCATGCCTACCGGGCCCGGTACCAATGGCATCATCTCTGCCCACCTTGGCACCGATTCCCGCTCAATGGTCCGTATCCGCCGCTTCGAGATGGAGCGCATCTCATGACACTCATCGCCGGTCGCAAGGGTCACCCCGCCTCGTGCGTCGACCCTTCCTGTGACCTGACCTACGTCCAACACCTCGTGTCCATCAACTTCTCGGCTACCGCCCTCCCCACTCGCCGGGTCAACCGCACCCCTGGATGCCCTGATGAGCCCCTCACGCAGACCCTGACCAGGGAGCGTCGGTGGGAGCGGGACATGCCGGCCTTCAAGCGTCTGGTCGAGCAGGGCTACGATGTCCCTCGTGTGGACGGGGCTCGTGCTCGGGAGCGCATGGCAGAGGATCGCTTCGACGTCGAGCAGCGCCCGATGAACATCGACTACTCAGACCCCACCTAGGGGTTCCGCTTCGCTCAACCCCACCCTCTCAAGGAGGACCCCCATGGGTGTCCTGGACTTCCCCAACTACGGCGGCAAGAAGCGCCCGCAGAAGCCTGGTGCGATCTCATCGAAGCGCACTGTTCGGCGCAAGCCTCTCAAGGTCAAGATGCCCGGCAAGGGTGCCAAGCGGGGCCAGAACAAGGGCTGACCCTACATGACGACTCTCCAGGATCTCATCGGGGAGACCCGGCAACACCTCATGACGGAGCACCCCGATCGCATCAACGTGCTCCAGAACTCGGTCGCTGCCGACGCCAACGTGCTCCAGCTCTCCTATGCCGGGGCAGGGGTGGCGGCCGGCGCACGTCTCTGCGTTGACCTGGAGATCTACCACGTCGTCGAAGACCCCACCTCCTCCTCACCCGGCACCAACATCTCAGTCATCCCGGGTACCAATGGCTCTACCTCAGCTGCTCATACCGCCGGCACCCTGGTCTACGTCAACCCGGACTTCTCCGACTTCCGCATCGCCCAACAACTGAACCACTGTCTCAAGGCCCTCGAAGGTCACGGCCTCTTCTGGGTCAACTCACTCCAGTTCGACTACAGCCCTGCCATCTCTGGTTACGACCTGGTCGCCTCTGACTTCATCGACATCTGGCGGCTCTCTCACGACCAGTCGGGCTCGGCCAACAACTGGCCCACCATCCCCCCTCGCTTCTACGAAGTCGACAATGCTGCCGATCTCACCGAGTTCCCGAGCGGTCGGCAGCTCGTGCTCAAGTCAGCAGGGTCCTCGGGACGCCCCGTCAAGGTCTCGTACCGAGCCCGGTTCTCCCCCTTCGATCTCGATCCCTTCGACCCCGACGCTGACGTCACTACCCTTACCCATCTCCACAACTCAGCGCACGACATCCCTCCTCTTGGGGCAGCCATCAGGTGCATGTTCGGCGGGGAGATCAAGCGCAACCTTCTCACCAAGCAGCCTGAGCCCCGTCGCTCAGAGGAAGTTCCTCCCGGGGCCGTGCTCGGCTCGGTGCGGAACCTTGCCATCGCCTACTACGAGGCCATCGACCGGGAGATGCGAGTTCTCGCCAAGCGCTACCCGAACCGAACGGGTGGCTAGTGGGCTTCCTTCTCGACGCCCCATATGCCGAGCCCTTCTACCTCGGTGGCGCCGTCACGATCTCGGCCGCCCAGAAGGTCACTCCTGCTGCTCTTGGTGGCCACGGGTACATGCTCGATGAGACGAACCCTGACTGGCTTCGGCATCGCACCGTCCCCCTTCTCCGGCAGCAGGCCGACGACTCAACCCAGCCCTCCGAGCACTCTCTCAACCCTGAGGGCCTCTGGCGTCGTGGTGGTGAGTCGTTCCATCTCGGCGCCGGCCAGACTACCTTCGACCGGGAAGAGTCCTCGAAGTTCCGCTTCCGCAATAGCAACGGCATCAACGTCTGGGATAAGTGGGAGTTCTCTCTCCTCCCTGCAACAGACGCCAAAGCACTCTCGAACGCTTCCAACCTCAAACTCGTAGTCGTCGGGGATCGTCTCTACGTCATCGCCGGCACGGTCATCTCCTATACCGCAAACATCCTCCCCAACACTCCTACCTTCACGACTGTCACAGGCACACCAGGCACGGCCCCAACGGACATTGCCTCGGATGGCTTCAATGTCATCACGTGCCATGGTGCGGCAGGGATCTGGAAGACGACCCGCTCGACCGGTGCTGTTGGCGGCGCAGCTCACATCACCGGCACGGTCGAGATCCTCGGGTTCGTGAAGAACCGGTTCCTCGCAGCCAACAATAACGCTCTCTACGACATCTCAGCACTCACGGTTGGGGCTGGTGGTGCGCTCCCTGCTCCCCTCTTCACGCAGCCCAATACGGACTTCCAGTGGGTCGGCTTCGCCGAAGGTGACGCTGCTATCTACATGGCCGGGTTCTCGGGCGACAAGTCCCTCATCTACCGCACGGCAGTCAAACAAGACGGCACTGCGCTCGACGCCCCTGTTATCGCCGGTCGTCTCGAAGACGGCGAGATCATCACCTCGATCTCAGGCTATCTCGGGAACTTCATCTGCATCGGCACGAACAAGGGCTTCCGCCTCGCCGTTGCCCGTGAGACTGGCGACCTGAGTATTGGCGCCCGCATCGACACTCCTCTCTCTGTCCTCTGCTTTGAGGGCCAGGGTGAGTTCGTCTGGTATGGGCTCGGCAACCACGAGGGTGACACTGGGCTCGGTCGCTTCTCCCTCAAGACCTTCACCTCCACCGAACTTCTTGTCCCCGCCTTCGCTCCTGACATCATGGCCCAAGGCGGCTCAAACAACATCCGCTCGGTTGTCACATTCCAGGACATTCGTGTCTTCGCTATCGACCAGGTCGGCATCTGGGCGGAGGACACAACTCTCGAAGCAGAAGGCTTCCTTGACACCGGCGAGATCACGTACGGGATGACCGAGGCGAAGATCGCTCTCTTCTATCAGCTCGCCCACTCAGCCGGCGAGGGCAGCCACGAAACCCTCATCTCGGTCGACAATGGGCCCTTCCTCTCCCTCGGTGTCAACACGGGCCCCTTCGTCCCTAACCAGCACGGTATCCCTCGGGCCATCGGTGAACTGGTAGGCCACCACTTTGAGTTCCGATTCAAGCTCTATCGGGACGCCGTAGAACCTACCCTTGGTCTCACGATCAAGTCCTGGTTGTTCTTGTCTGAGCCCCAAGCCTCGATGCCGACGGTAAACATCTTCGCTGCTCTCCTCTTCTCTCCAGATCTCAAGAACATGCTGGGCCTCCCTATGGAGATGGATACCTACGGCGAACTGGCATTCATCCACTCTCTCTGGCATGACAAGACGCCGACGACATGGCAAGAGGGAGATCAGTCTTGGCCGGTGATCATTGATGACTACGATCTCGAATATCATAAGGTCATCACTGGCATCTCGGGCCTCAAAGGATTCAACGGCACATGCCTCTTGAAGATGAAGGTGATTAACTGATGCCTCTTCTCGACCACGCTGGTAACGCTCCTACGACCACTCTGGCCACGGACATCACCAACGTGGCCCTCACCTTCGACCTCTCCGCCTCCACTGGGTTCCCGGCTGGTGGAGCCAACGGCAAGTTCTGGGTGACTTTCGACCGGGGTGGGCTCAATGAGGAGCGCATCCTCGTAGCCTCTCGGACGGGTGTCACGTGCACCATCTCGTCTCTGGGTGATCGTGGCCGTGATGGCACCGCTGCTGCCGGGCACACCGCTGGTGAGTCGATCGAGCACACCTTCGCCGGGGAAGAGGCTCACGAGTACAACCAGCATCTCTTCGACGTCACTCAGGATGAGCACACCCAGTACATGAAGACCGATGGGACCAGACACGATCTGGCCGCCCGTCACACCTTCGCCGCTCTTGGTTGGACGCCAGGCACCCCCACTGGAGTAGTCGCTAACCAGGCAGCCTCGCAGGGCGCCGGTACCCATCCGGCTCGGGATACGCACACACACGCCGGCCCAGTCTCCGGCACCCCTGTCGCTGTTGGCACGGTGCTCTCAGCCGGCTCGGGTACTGCGATCGCACTGGCCAATCACGTGCACGAGCTGGGCGCCGGCTCGATCGATCTCCCATCCTTCTTTGCAGCGGGAGTAGTCGACTCAGCTGCTCACGGGGCTGCCTCGGTCATCGCCGGCAAGATCGCAGCGGGTGGCGTCTCGGCAACGAACCAGGTCACCGACGGGATCATCACCCTCCTCAAGTTCGCCTCTGAGGCATCCTCTACGTACGTCCCTGCCTCGTTCTCAGACGGCACCTTCGATCTCGGGACGGGTGGCACCAAGTACGGCAACTTCTTCAAGCTCGGCCGGATCGTCGTTGGCTGGGCCGGGTTCGCCATGGCCGCCGACGGCAACCTCACCGGTACGGTGATCATCCCTCTCCCCGTCGCTATGAAGGCCGGCGGGGCGACCAACCAGCGTGGCTTCGCAGCCGCTCGGGCCCAGGGTGGTGGCGCCAACGTCTTCTCAGGTACCGGCGTGATTCTCGGAAGCGGCTCCCAGGTCAATAACATCTTCACAGCTGGTGCGGGTGTGGCATGGGATTCGACTACCCCCTTCAACTGGGGCACGTCCGGTGTAGGGGCCTGCAACCTCGATACCCTCTTCGCCTACGAGGCCGCTGCCTAGGACTCAACCCTCAAGGAGGATGGGATGACCAGATGCCCTCACGCAACATGGGACCCGCTCGGGCCTCAGACGGAACCCCGCATGCGGGCCCACGACATCATCTGTCTCCACACGATGGCCGGGGGCTTCGCCGGGGTCAACATCATGTTCCACGAGAACGGGTACAGCGGCACCGAATCTCACTTCGGCATTGCCGGCTCGGGTGCGGCCCGTCAGTGGCAGGATCTCGACTTCCAGGCTGACGCCAACTGGGATGGCAACGACCACGTCATCTCGATCGAGACCGCTGACAAGGGGGAGAACTTCCCCAGCTGGACAGGCTCGAACGTTCCCCCGTGGACTCCCCAACAACTCGACCGCATTGTCAGGATCTGCGACTGGCTCTGCACCCGCTACGACATCCCCCGCCGTCTCATCCCCAACACCCGGCCCGGGCACCGTGGTATCGCCTACCATCGCCAGGGATGCCCCGGCAACTTCGAGCAGCCCTACACCGGGATCGTGCCCGGGGGTGAGCTGTGGACCAACCCAACCAAGGGCTTCGGCAAGGTCTGCCCAGGCGACAGGCGCATCCGCCAGATCGAGACCATCATCATCCCGAGGCTCCAGAAGCCCTTCCAACTCCCCACCTATCTCCTGGAGGACGACTCCATGACTCTCATCCGCAAGCGTTCCAACGACCACACCCTGATCTTCGCCGCCGGCAAGCTGATCGCTGTGACGGGCCCGAAGAACTGGTCAGAGGCTGAGAAGGGCGGCGTTCCCACCGTCATCCTCGATGACGACGAGTACGACCGCATCGTCCGCCACTTCGGCCCCGCCCTCACCTGAGTGAAGGTACGACTACTATCGCTGAGGTGATGGCCCCCAACGACAAAGGATCTCGCCCGGTCCCTGATCCGACGATCCTCACCACCGAGCAGCTCCACCGAGAGATTGCCTCGACCCGTGAGCTAGTCGTAGGTGAGATTCGCCATCTCAGTGAGTTGACTGATGAGAAGTTCAGGGCCGTTGAAGACAGGTTCAGGAACGTTGATGACAAGTTCGAGGACGTAGCCCAGCGTACAGCCGAGCAGAAGACAGACACGAAGGATGCTCTCGATGCCGCTCTCCAGGCTGCCAAGGACGCAGTCGCATTACAGACGGAGGCGTTCGACGCTGCTACCAGGAAGTCGGAGTCGGCGGTTACCAAGCAGATCGACGCACTTGGCACGCTGGTCGAGAAGTCAAGTGATGCGAAGGACGAGAAGATCAATGACTTGAAGTCTCGACTCGATAGGATCGAGGCTACGGCTACGGCGATGAGAGTGCTTGTTGCTCTATCGATTGCTGCTGCTGGGCTGGCAATTGCGTTTGTGAGGTAGCACCATGCCGAAGACCGCTAAAGGCCGGAAGATCCACGCAGCGATGGTGCGCCAGTACGGCAAAGCCAAGGGTGAGAAGGTCTTCCATGCCAGCAAGAACGCTGGCACGATCAAGGGGGTTGACAAGATGGCCAAGAAGAAGCCTTCCAAGTCCACGGGCGTCAAGCCCCTCCCGAGTTTCATGGCGGCGGCGAAGAAGCGCACGGGCCGGTCCGGTGGCAAGGTCACCCCGACCCCGGTCAAGCGCACCAAGGGTGGCGGCATGCGAGGCAGGTCGAAGACGATGAAGGCGAGCGCTCCCCGGCGCCGGGGCTCCCGCTACTGAGTTCCCAACACGGTCAACTGGCTGTAGGAGGCAAGAGAGAGATGGACATGCAGCAACAGAACGTGCCGGAGGGTGGCTACGAGATCCTCCAGTTCTTCAAGAGTGGACACCTTCGTGCACCGCTCCAGGAAGTCTCGCAGCCGTTCGAGACCATGGCACATCACCTGGCCCAGACGCTTCCGAGATGTGCCGAGACATCGACGGCACTCCGGAAGTTGCTCGAAGCCAAGGATGCTGCCGTCCGGGCCAAGATCCTCGCTGGCCCGTTCGAGGAGGGTATGAAGGGCGGGAACGAGAGCTGGCCGACCGAAGCCCGTGAGGGTGGGCTGTACCCGGAGCCTCCGACATGAACGTCGAGTTCCGGTGCCCCAACTGCCACTCCAGGTTCTTCGGGCCCCCTACTGCCCAGGGCGTCGGGGGTAAGTCGAGACGTCAGTGCCCCAAGCCTGAGTGCAACCAGGTTCACTACGAGCAGACCGAAGCCTTCGGTGGAGAGTCTGACCAGTTCGCCTTCGTGGACGACAAGCGCCAGGTGCACTACGCCGACCCCGATGAGGCAGCGATGGCGGGCCTCGGAGACGAAGAGAAGAAGCTCTACCTTCGTGAGCGCATCAAGACGCTCACTGGCCGGCGGCCCGATGGTCGCCTCGGACTCGGCTCGCTCCAGGACATGTTCGTCAAGGCCCGAGCAGAGGCCGAGCCCCTGCCACCCGTCGATGAGACGATGAAGACAGGAGATGCAGTCTGATGGACAAGATCCTGGACTTCCTCTACACGAAGAAGATGTGGGTGAGCGGCATCCTGACTGCCCTCTTCGGCTACGGAGATCTCATCCGCACCATCCTCGCCGACGAGAACGTCAGCTTCGTCGAAGCTGAGACAGCCGTGAGAGCACTCGTGACGCTCGTCGGCACCCTGGCCGTCATGGTCGGGGTCTACAAGGCCGAGAACGCCCCGGCCCCCACCACGTCCGCCCCGTTCAGTGAGGAGATGCCACGATGACCAAGGCACAGGACAAGGAGAACCTGGAGAAGCTGGAGGAGCAGCAGGAGCAGCCGATGCTCGATGAGGACTCCGAGGTTCGTGCCCAGGCTCCCACCCACGAAGATCTCGTGGCAGCTGGGCAGCAGGAGAAGGCCGAGGAGAACGTCGAGCGGCTCGTCCAGACCCGGGCCGGCGATCGCCCCGTGATCCGCTCCTTCCCGCCGCCCCAGACGGGCTCGTACATCTACGTTCCCAAGGAGCTGCGTGAGCAGGTGCGGGGCCGTGACCCCGAGACCGGTGAGCCCGGTGGAGATGAGGTGGACGTCCACAAGGGCCATGCCGTGCAGGTGGCTCAGGTCCACACCTACCCCGACGCTCCATCGACGGTCACGCTGAGATGTGACTGTGCCCGTGAGTGGACGGTCGTGTGGACGGCTTTCTACGCCGAGCGAACCTTCAAGGTCACGGACAACGACCTGGCCGAGCTGCGAGAGGTGCCCGAGCGCTTCGAGGAGGAGTCCGAGCGGCGCAACCGTGACCAGGTGACCTGATCGCCGGCACCCCTACCCCTCCGACGTCGATCGAGGCCCGGAGATCGCCACACAGCGTCGCACGTGTGTTCGATTCAGGGGAAGGAGGCGCCATCGGCTACTCAGTGTCAACACCCACAACTCCGGGCTGAGATTCCCTCTCCCCCGGGGAACAGATGCACAAGAAAGCCCCCAGGTCCCTCTCGTAGGACCCGGGGGCTTTCTCATCTCACATCATCTCTGTGGGTAGTTACCTGGACCCCTCGGGGTCGTCGGCGTCTGACCCGGGCTGTGGGGAACGGGGGTCGGCTTGGTCGCCGGCTTCGGCTGAGGCTTCGGCGGCGGCGGTGCTGACTTGGCCATCTTCACCTCCTCTCTCACTCGGGTGGAATCCTGGCGAGAACGGCACCGGAGTCTCTTTGGTGGCCTTGCTCTCCTTGTCCTTGTTGCGATTGATGCCTGTGATAATGCTGTCTAGCCACTCATCCCATTCCTCATCCTCCTCTCTGGTCATAGAGGTCTCCTTCCTTCTGGGACGATACGGGCCTCGGCTTGAACCTTGCTGCGACTTCATTCTCCCACCACTCCCTCATCTTCTCCAACTGCTCATCTGACATTGGAGGCCCGCTCAGGTCATCCCAGATCAGAACATCGTCGTCTGGTCGGGATGCACCTTTCTCTTCTTTCTCCGAGCGTGATCCCATACCTGGTCGTTCCTCCAGTCATTGCGGTGCTTGTAGCAGACCTGCGTGCCGTAGTAGCACTCCTTACCGCAGTACAAGCACCAAGGCGGCTTATCGACATCAACGTTGGGTGTGTCCCAGACCCCGTGGAACTTGAGTGTCTCTGAGAACCTGTAGATCTCAGCTTCCCACTTCCTCAGCTGAGTCACATCGTTGGCTCTCAGAATATACCCTGGGTGGTAGATCGGGAAGACCAGCTTGCCATGAATAGGCACCCATACACCCTGCGCATGCTTCATGACCGTGGCATGTCTCACCATGGCCTCAAGCGCATAGCCACCCACTGCCAGTACGTAGGGGCTCTCAACGATCTCCAGCTGAGCATGGAGGTTGGCTCGGCAGGCGTTGACATGACTCTTACTGGGCTTGTGATCGATCTCTTCCTTGGGCCAGCAGCACACTGTGTTAGCGAAGACTGCCCGGTGGAGGAGACCGACGTGCGCCAGACGGACCTTGAGGAATCTCCCAACGGGCCCTACGAAGGGCTTCCCGAGGTAGTCCTCAACCTGGCCGGGGGCCTCACCTAATACGATGAACTCGGGCAGTGCAGCCTCTCTCGGGACAGATGCACTCGATGTCGTCGTCGTAGGGGTGTGGAACGGAACTGGACTCCGGCACGTCTGACTCAGCTCGCACTCCCGGCATGTCACTATCTGCTCGATCACTTCCAGGCGAGTGCGTGGCATCGGCCTTCCTCTCTAGGAACCCCTCCAGCGACTCCTCAAACGACTCAGGAGAACTCTTGAAGTGTTGGGGACTCCAAGTCTCGGGCTTGAAGATATCTGGCATAGGAGGCCACAGCTCCCCGATCATCGACTTCAACCCCTGCCCAACACATGCCCCACAGATCTGGCTATCAGGGTTGCCGTCGATGAAGGGGGTAATGGAGAGGCCCAACTTCTTCTCAGGCCTTGCGAACCCCTCCCACACCTTGGCTCTACCCGCCCTCTCCGTGTCGTTGGTGAACACGCCGAGCCCATAAGCATCAGGTGGCTCAACGACTTCTCCGCAGTAGTCGCACTTGTACTGGAGACTCACACCCCTCTCCTCTCATTCACTCGCCCGTCCTCGACGCACGTGCACTTGTCTGACTTCCTTCCCCACCCGCAGATCTTGCACAGCTTGAAGTAGGGGACGTTGTAGAGATCGGCGTGACCATCGTTGGCGGAACTCACCGACACTGTGCCGTCGGGGGGAGGGATCTTGGCCAACTCAGCCTTCGCTCGTTCGAGGCCCCGTTGCCAAGCCTCAGTCTCCATCATGGGATCACTCACTACTGGCCTCCAGCTTGTGGAACACATCCCAGATCTTCTGCGCCCGCCCAGGCCCAATCCCAGGGATCTCCAGGAAATCTTCAAACGTGGCATTCAACCGGAACGGCACCCCATGGAAGTGGTCGATGATGGCATCGGCCAGCTTGGGCCCGATGTAGGGCAAACTCTGGAGGAAGTACTTCTGGTAGTCCCGGTTAGCGATCTCCGCCCAGTACTCGTTCTTGGGAGCGGCCGGTCTCACCTCAAGACTCAGGTGATCATCCTTGTTCGTCCACTTCTGGAAACTCTCGATCCACACGAAGGTGTCCGAGATGTTCTCAGTAGTGGCCAGCGTGACACCCTTGTGGATCTGGACGCTCGCCAGGTAGTTGCGGTGCTGGGTGATGTGCCATCTCTGCTGGGTGTAGTCGATCATCAGATAGCCCGTGTTCGACCACCGGCCTCTTCCTTCCAGCGCCAGCACTCTCACGTCGCACGCCTGGAGTTGCCGGTACTCCTTGTTGAGCCTGCCATCATTCTTGCTCGCCATGAAGTCGGCAGGGAACTGCTTTCTCTGCACCCCTACTAACCCCATCTTGGAGTGCCACAGGAAGTCGGCACCCATCTCCTCGCATCGGCTGCTCAGCTCGCCCAGGTCCCAGAAGAACTCGGGCTCAGCTGGACTCACGAGAATCTTCGGCTGCTCCAAAGTCTCCCTCCTTCACTATCCAGGCGTAGAAATCCGTTCGGTCGGTCCTGAACTCGTGCTTGTCTCCCGGGAGCCAGTAGCAAGCCTCCAGCGGAAACTGGTCCTCTCCCCGGCCTTCGTGCTGCCTTCCGTGCCCGACCTTGGTCTTCTTGCAACGGGTAGCGATCACTCGCCCATCGTCCAGGTTGAAGAAGCAGGCATGTTCACATCGTCCCGGCTTGAGGGGAACGAACTTCTCAGCGGTCAACTCTTCCAGTACCCGAGCTGCTTCCTTGGCCGTGTTCCGAGTCATGAACGTCTCGTTGCGGTGGTACCCATAGTCTTTCAGGGTTTCGATCAGGCGCCGGATGTAAGCCTCATTCACCTCGAACACCTCTCTTGGTATAGCTGGATAAGTGTGTGGACCAACATGACTAGAACGCCTGCAAGGATTAGGAGTACTCCTATGAGTACTGCATCGAGACCTCTCAATCCATGCTCCATCCAGCCGTGTTCACCAGGTAGTCGATGAAGAAGTCACTCATCGGCTCGGGCGTGATCTGGCCGCCCCGGTGCCTCCTTCCCATCCACTTCCTGTTGCCCCATCTCTCGCCGGCCGTTGCGATCCTCTGGGAGTGCTCGGCCTCGTTGCCATCGACATACAGGACCGTGTGATAGCGGAATGGGTCGTCTTTCTGGCCCGCCGGCTTGGCCCCGAGGTGCTTGAACATCTCACGGGCCCGCTTCGTCGTGTCGTCTTCCTTCATGTTGGCCGTCGGGTCGACAATGCCCGTGGCCCCCGAGATGATCAGTCGGTGCCCCTGGCCTCTCATCATGTAGTTGTTGGCCAGGATGCGGTACCGAGCGTTGGGCATGCCCCAGTCCCATCCCTCGATCGGGTACTTCTGCTTGCCGTCCTTGTCTCGGGGAGCGTCATCGACTGTCCAGAGATCCCCGACGTCCTCGATCTCGCTCCCACCCTCTCGTGTCTTCATGCGGGCGAACTCATCCTGACTTGCCTGCCAGGCATGGTCGCTCAAATCCAGCACCATCCAGTCCTGTTCTCGCAGCAGGGGATGGAACTCTCGGGCGGCGTTCACGTAGTCCTGGAAGTAGTTGCAGTCACGCCAGGTGATGTTCGTGAGGCCCTGGAACTCCTCGTTGAACATCAGCGTCTCCCAGGACGTATCGCTATTGAGACCATAGAACATGGCATCCGAGCCGATGTTCTGGTGCCACAGGGCGATGTTGAACAACTGGTGTGTCTTGCCGATCTTCGGAGGCCCAAACATCTGGATGCGCTCCTTGATCGGGTTGCCGTTCGGCAGGAGGGGGGGTGTAGGTGCCACTAGTCTCCTAAGTCCAATCGCTCGATGTCCCGAACATGATGTCCGGTGACCTTACCCTTCTTCTTGTACTTCTCGACGGCCCGCTTCAACTCAGGGCTCATCTTGTCCCACTCATACCCCGATGAGTAACTTGGCTTCACCGGGACCCGCCACTTGTCGGTCTGGATCTCCTCCGGGGTTCGTCCCAGTAACCTCGTACCGGTCTCAATGATTCTGTCTCGGATGGCGTCCTGCCGCTCCTTGTTCTCCTTCGCTTGCCCCTTGAGAAACAGATACTGCCGGATGTCCTCATCCAACACCTTGGCGTCCTCACCTGAAACATGGAGGACACCCGATGCTCCCATACCCTCTCCCCCGACTTCCTCACCATCTCTTCCCTGTCCAGGTTCAGGCTCAGGTCGCACTGCCAAGAATCGGCAGGGGAAATGGTTAGGTGTATCGCAGGGCCGGTCCGACGTGCGGAGATCTTCACCGAGCACCCCTTCCTTGATGAGCAGTGCCTTCTCAACCATCTCGTCGTGAGTTATGAAGGGCATGTCCACGAACTGGAAGTGCAGCTTGCCCTCGTGCTCGCAGTACGGCTTCACCCCCGTCTCCTTGTCAGGAGGGAGGCCCTTGTTGCGACAGATCCACAACCCCGGCAATCCCTCCCCCTGCATCATCGCACTCAGCTGCCAGGGGTACTCCGTGATGGTCTCCTCGACGCCCTTCTTCACAGCATCCCACCAGAGGGAGTTCGACAGGTTCTTGATCTCGAAGACGGCCTTCATACCTGTCTCATGATCAACTGGCTGGATCTGAATGTGGCAGTACTGACGGAGGAACCACCCTCTCACTATCCCCACACCATCTGGGTGGTACATCACGTAGATGTTGTCTACGAGGTGCAACTTGCCCTCGTGCTGTCTCGAATGGAAGATGAACCCGTACTTCTCCTCCAGATCTCGGATGATGAGAGGCTCGGCATCATGTCCCTCTTGGAAGGCCCGAGCCATGTTCTTGGGGAGAGTGCCGGGATCGATGCCTTGCCCCGAGGCGATCAGCTCCCACATGCACGGGTGGCCCAACGCAGACGCCCGGATGATGAGGGACTGATCTTCCCCTTCTCCACCGTGACTGATCTCCCACCTGACGCTCGCCCGGTTGTCACTCATCGCTGAGGCCCAATCTCCTTGATGGCGGCGATCATGCGGTTGATGGCCTGGTTGTATTCCAGCTGAGCCAGAGTCTGAGCCCTCTTCAACCGTCGTCGGTACATCCATCGCCACTTCGGGGTTCTCTCCATCTCCCCATAGAGGTATGACAGGTAGTGGGCCTGATAGCTGCACCACTCCGTCGTCTCCTTGACCTTCTCAATGCCCACTACCCCTCCTCAACCTCTCGGATCTTCACTGGCTCATAGGGCTCCAACGGGAACTTCTCCTCGATCCAGGCCGGCGATCTCAGCACCCACACCAGACATGCAACACCCACCACGGCCGTGAAGTACATGAGGGCCAGCTCGACCCACCACTTGCTCCCCTCCATGCACTTCCACATGACTCCGAGCCCGAGAGCTGCCAGGAGGGGAGGCCCTACGAGCATCAGTCCACCCAGAAGGGCATTGGTCAAGTTCACCTAGTCACCCACACCGTCATCTCATCCAGCCCGTAGTCATGCCGGATCTTCCAGTTCTGCGTCTTGAACATCGGCAGCAGGAAGGCCAGATCCGCTACTCCAACGTCCTTGGTCCTGATGTTGAACACCAGCGTCTTCCGACACCTCGCCCACATGGCCTGCAAGATCTCCAGCTTGTACCTGAACTCGTACCAGCTCAACACCCCACACCCCACTACGAGATCGAACGTGGCGTCACCCTTGATCTCTCGGATGTCGCCCTCGATGAACTTGCGCTCGCCCTCACTGTCCACCGGCCTGGCGTTCCCGAACCCAGCTCGGGCCAGGTCGATGGCGTAAGGGTTCGTGTCGAGGCCCCAGTACTTGATGTGTGGGAACCAGTTCGGCCGGTTGCTCTCTAGGAACCTCACCAGCTCTCCATACCCACATCCGACGTCCAGGATCGACGAGTAGCCGTACTGGTGGCCCTCGAACATCACCTGGTAACGCCGGTTCTGCTCGTCCTCATTGCGCCACCCAACTCCACGAGCTGTGGGCCCGTGCGCCACGATCAACTTCTCGTAGAGATCATCCGGAGTGTTCGGGCGCATCTCTCATCCCTCCCTTCGGCCACAGAATCACCACGTCATCCCCCATGAACCTCAGATGGCCCCCGGCAGCGACATACCTTTCAGCGGCTCGGTCTGGCCCGTGGATCATGACCAGTGCCTGCATGAGTGCCGTCTCTTCCATCATCACAGCCGTGGCATGGACGAGCTGATCGACGTCATCCTTGAGGACATCGACCAGCTCTCGGATAGGGATGACCAGAAACTCGACCCCGGCCTCATTCTTCCGTGTCTCGACCACTTGGCCTCTCTTCAACTCGGAACGTCCACGTCACAACCTGACTGCCTCTCACTACGAACGTGCGTCCGTGCATCCCACAGGTGAAGAGGCGATCGCCGCCTTGATACCCCACCATCAGCTCGGGGGGTATCAGGCAGCCGCACGGGAGGTTGGGGTAGGTCACTCCTCAACCTCAACCTCACTCGTATCAACCTCCCGCCAAGGCTCTCCGTCCTCCCAGTGGATGTCTGTGTGGGCCTCGATGAAGTCGGTCACGTGCTGAGGGTACTCGATGTCGACACCCATCTTCACGGTGTCCCAATGCGACGCCCCCACGAACCCCTCGTAGATGATCCCGATGTCGCTATCCAGCTCGGGGAACTCGCTGATGACCATCTCCCACTCTCGGGGAGTCAGCTTGTTCAGGACGTCTTGAAGCTGCTGGTCATGGGAGAAGTGGTTATTACTCAGTGCTTCCCTCATCCTCTTCCTCCAGTTGAAGTTCGATCTCGACTCGCTTGTTACGTATGACCCCAGCCAGATCATCGATGACTCGTTGCCTCTCCAGCCCTGCATCGACTGCTGTCATCGTGGCCGCATACCAGGTGGCGTCTTCCTCGTTGCTAAACAGGGCCACAAACTCCCATACCTGGAAACCCTTGCCCGTCCCACTCAGCCGGTAGACCAGGTGCGAGGGCCGATGGGTCTCTCGGGTAAGAGTATCCATCTGGCGGATCTCGTACATCTTAGCTCTCCGGGAGTCCGTGACCCATGATGTCTTTATCCCAGCGCCGGGCCAACACCTCCACCATCCTCTCTTCCACCGTCTCATAGAAGTCCAGGCCCTCAACCGTGGCGCAAGCTACGAGCGAACCAAACACGTCGCCGATCTCCTTGCGCACCTCAGCGTCCCATTCCCCTCGGGTGCCTCTGATCCCTTGCTTGCGCTTGAGGACTGCTCGGGCCAGCTCACCCACCTCTTCAAACAGGTTGAGCAGCTGCTCCTCGATCGTGTTGGTCGGGTTAGGCATCGAGTCCAGGTAAACCCGGGTCTCGTGCTGCAAGGCCCTCAAATACTCATGCGGTCCGTACATACCCATCCTCTCTCAGAATCGACGAGAGCCCCCTCACACAGCCCGGGCCGTACCCGTCGACTGCATGAAGGGGCTCTCTGTTGTCTCAACTAGCCGGTGACTAGCTGAGGACTGCTACTTGCTGGCGCCGGCCTTGGCAGCGGTGGCCGTGGCGGCACCGTTCCCCTTGCCCTTGGCGCCGTTCTTGCGCTTGGCGCTGGCCGAGGCGAAGTCGGCCTGGATCTCCTTGGCCTTCTCGTCGCCGAGCCAGGTCACGTACATGAACACTTCCTTGGTGACCTTGCCGTCCTCGCCCTTGACCTCTTCGGTCTGGGTGAAGGCATCGAGACCGTGGTCCCGACGCAGGTTGGACGCCGTCGAGCTGGAAGCGCCCTTGAAGCGGTAGGTCGTGCCCTGGTTGGGCTTGAAGTCGTTCTCGAAGCGCCGACCCCAGTCCCCGTTCTTCGACCGCTCGGGGACCTTGTCGACCGTACCCAGGAATTCGACAGCCATGTCAGGCTTCCTCTCTCTTCCCATCCTCTGCGGGATCTTGGTGTGTACCCACATAAAGGACTGAGACCGGTTGTTTATTCCCGGCGACTCTCGGGAGCAGCTGGTTGACTCCCTGGAGCGCCTCAGCAGCAGTGTAGTACGTGACACCACTGCTGCCAACCACGACAACCCAGTCTCGGGGTTCTCTCGCCAGGACGGTACGAAGCGCCTCCCGAATCCACCTGTCCTCGGTCTGGAGCCAGCCCCTTGCGACTCGGACCATGTACGGGTGGATGCGGTAGCCCATCGACTTGCCCTTGCGGAGAGGAGGGAGTGGCCCGTACCACCGAGCGCACCAGCGGTGTACCTGCTTGTCAGACACGCCCATCTCTCTGGCGAACTCGGTGGTAGTCAGGTACGGATGTGACACCCTGTCCTGCACGACCGACACGAAGGCATCTCGGCGTGGCGTGTGAAGATCCGGCTTGAAGTTCGGATCTCCTGCTACGTCCACGATGTCAAGCGGCCGGGCCATGACGGTCAGCTCTCAGCAGGAACCGGGTCGGCGTCGGCCTCTGCGGTCTCCTGAGCGGCTTCGACCCTGGCAGCCTCGGCGTCCTCCAACGTCACGCCCCTCTTCGACCAGGGGCCCGTGTTGGCGTTCATCACCGAAGCCTTGATGTCGGGGTTGCCCTTGACCTCAGGGATCTTGAGCGCCCCCTTCATGAACTCGGGATGAGAGCTGGCGTTGGACACGAGGGTGGTCAGGGTCTCGACCAGCTCGCCGGACGCCCCAACCAGGGTCTCGGACACGAGCGCAGCCTCAGTCACGACCGAGCTGGCACCGTTGTCTCCGGCATCGATGGTGCCGGCCGAGTTGGGGTCGTAGCTGGCCGCCACGTCCTCGCTGAACCCGAGGAAGGAGAACGGCATGACCTTGAAACTCGGCGTGCCCTTCGTCTGCTTGTAGACGAACCCGACGCCTCGGAAGCGGAACCGGAGTCCCACCCAGATCGAGGCATCTCGGGGGTTGCCGACCTTGCGCCGGGACTGGATGGCCCTGACACCACTCAGGTCGTAGCGCAGCTCGGGCCCGTCATCGAGCACCCTCAGGTCGGCCACGAGGGGGTCGACGTTGGTCTGGGTGTAGTAGCTGTCGTAGCGACCGCCACACAGGCCCAGCCACTTGCCGTACATCGACCCGCCCTTGAAGGACATGGCCTTGGCGTCTCCGCTGGCCACCTTGGCGGGGTCGGGATCGTCCTCGTGCTCGACGAAGCGACCACTCTCATCGGAGCGCCACTTCTCACCGATGCCGAAGTTGATCGACACCGACTCGGGGATGATCTTGTCGTACTCCTGCCACACCTCATCGACACTCACCAGCCAGTACAGCTGGGTGTTGTCGGCACCGGCGCCGTCGATCTTCCCCTGCGACTGGATGCGCATGGTCGACCAGAACGACTGGAGGACGGTCCCCTCGAAATCTCCGAGGAGCTGTTGGGAGTCGTCTGGGTCCCAGTAGTCATTGGTGTTACTCACCGAATCTCCTTTGTCTGTCTGCGAATATCTGATCAATCCGCCTCTGCATGTCTCTCAGCGCCTGGTCGGATAACTCTTCCAACCTTCGCACTGGGGTCATGGGCTCTCCACAACCGAGACAAGAGGTACGAATGGTCTCTACAGGCGTCTTGGCCATGTAGCACGAGTAGTTGATGCACACCTTCTCAGCGAGCACCCATCAACCACCTAGTCGTCTTCCGCCAGTCGATGGCATCCCTCCAATACTTCGGGAAGAGGAAGTCGGACTTCTTCCACAGGTTGTCAGTGAACTGGGCGTCAAGGATGTACGTCTCAGCCTTGTCGTTCTCGTGTCTCACCCCTCGCCCAGTCATCTGGATCAACGTGCGGATGGCCTCCATTCGATACCAGCTGCCCCCGCCCGTCGAATGCAGCATGGCGTTCGTCCTCTTGTCCTTGAGGTTGAGGAACGGCACCTTGGCAACGACCATCACTCGGCACATCTCATCAGGAAGGTCAATGCCTCGATCCATGGACGCTGCGATCATAACGGCCCCAGGAGTCCGCTTGTACTCCGCCAACGCCCCGGCCTTCTCGTCCGAGCTGGTGTAGATGATGATGGGCCGGCGGGAGAACTCAGTAGGAGCAGAGGGGGACAGCTTCAACTCATCCTTGACGAACCGGGCCAGGTCGTAGCTGACCGTGTGCACCAGAACCCTCTCGTCTGGATGCCTCTCCAGCACCTTCCTGATGCCCCCAACCATCTTCCGCCAGTTACCCCGGTTGCTCGCCTCCTTCTCACTGTTACTCATATCCGCCACCGGGCAGACATAGATGGGGCGGTTCTTGGCCGGGAACGTGCTCGGCATCACGATCGAGGTGTAGGGCAGGTATCCCCCGAGGTGATCGTTCATGAGATCAGCGGACAGGATCGTGGCGGACATCACCAGGAACCTCTTCGCCGTGGGCCAGAGAATCTGGCTGCCGTACTTCTCCACTCTCACCGGGCGGAAGATCACAGCGCCGTCTTCGATCCCGTCGTACACCCAGCCCCCGAGCGCCACGTCGGCCACGATCGAGTACAGCCTCTCCCTCAGCTCGACACAGCCCTTGTACTCCTTGATCTCAGCAGGGCCGGCGTTGGGGCTCCATGGCTTCACGATCCGAGCCAGGTGGTTCTCCACTGACGGGATAGCGATGTTCCTGATCCAGCTCGCCCACTCCACTGCGCCCTTACCGTCCGGCCCCGCTGTCTTGCGCTTCGGGGGGAGCAGCAGCATCTCCTTCATGCGGCGAGGACTGATGACGATCTCGGTGCGACTCAGGATCTCCCGCTCAACAAGATCAGCCTCGTCGAGGATGGTCAGCCCACGGCCCCGGAACGCCCCGGCGAACATCGAGTCAGTCAGGTAGTAGGCCGTGTTGAGGATGGCGACTTGCGCATATCTCGCACGGTTCTTAGCGATCCCGTAGGGACAGAAGTTGCGGTCACTACACCAGCGACACTCCTCAGTCGCATTGTCCCATGTGCAGTCCGCACACGTGATGGCCGACCACGACTTGTTCCACGGCACCGCCATCTCGTTCACATTGCCCAGCATCGTGGCGTAGTTGGACTTCCCCATGATGACCTTGGCATAGGGGAACGACTCGGCGTACTGCTCCTGGAGGGCCTTGGTGGTGCACACCATGTTGGCAGTGAGCCCACCATTGACCCTTGCTAGCTCTCTGGTAACCAGGTCCCCGACCAGTGACTTACCACTACCAGTTGGACCTTCCAGGAACACCACGTCGTTGCCGGCCTGGTAGCTCTCTACAGCCTCTTGAGTGGCGTCCCACTGCGCCGGCCTGATCTCCGTAACCTGGTCGGGGAGGGGAACGAGACCAAAGCGGGGATCGTCACGGTCGGGGACAGAACTCACTCGACTACCTCACGCCTCAGGGACACGGTGTAAGATGCCCAGTCATCTCGGGAGAACACACTCATGATCCTTTCGGACCCATCACCTCGGGGCATGAATACTTGAAGGGAACCCTCTTGGTGGGGGAGAACTCGGGCGCCACTCCACGAGTAGTGCCGGCCCCAACGGTCGATGACTGTTACGTCATAGAGCATCTCAGCCGTCTCCGTAGGCCCACTGCCGGTAGTGCCCCATGTAGACCGTCTTGACGAAGTTCACCTGGCACTCAGGGTACATGCTGTCCCGAATGTGCTCAGCGACATACTTCTGCCTGTTGCACTGAGGCGAAGCGTACTTGGGCCGGCCCGGGAGCAGGACGAACAAGATCTCCAGCTTGTCCTCGTTCCATCTCGTCACCCAGTATCGGTCGGTGATGACCTGACCGTCGATAGGTCTGGAAGCCTCTTCGGCGTCAACCCAGGCCGCCTCGTGTGTCTTAGCTACCTTCATACCCATCCTCTCTCATCTCTCTGTGGACCGGACGGGAGTCGAACCCGCACCCATCCCCTCTATAAAGGAGTGCCCAGCCACCTGGACTACCGGCCCAAATCACTCATAGATGCCGGCTGGTCACCCAGATCCATCCCACGCCCCCGCCGAACAGGAACGCTCCTACCACTGCCTGGAACGTCTGGTCACCGGGCGCCGTGAAAGCCTCGCCGAAGATGACAGCTCCCAGGATCACGAAGGGGAGAGCTAGTGGAAACATGGGGAATCTCACTGGCCTTCCCCTCCACCCTGCTGCTCGCCCTCCACCGTCTCCTTGACGATCCGAGTCCAGCGCTCAGCGTTCTTGAGATCCCTGTAGTGCTCCTCGGCCTTGCCCTTGTCCTGATCTCCGTTGCCACCCTTGCCCTTGTCACCCATCCTCTCAACCCTTTCCTCTCTCAGCGATCTTGCCGAGCCCGTCCATCCCGTGTTCCTTGACGATGGCTTCCTTGGCCAACTCCTCGTCTGTCTTGTTGGCCTTCTGCTGTTCCTTGGTGTAGTTCAGCTTGCCGTCTCCAGCCTGCTTGGCCATGTCTCCATCCTCTCTAAGCGAGCGCAGGGGAGAGGCTCGGGCGAGTCCCACTCAAACCCGGCCTCTCCCCCGTGATGCCGACGGGCCCCGCATCCCACCATCGGGAGGTGCAATCGGGGTGGTCTCCCATCGGCGACGAGCGCACGGGGCGAAGAATCGCCACACCACACCCCGACGGATGGGTGCGTCGTGCGCTCGTGCGACCGGTGACGGGTGTTCGGCGTCCCACCCTCACCGATCGACGTGTAAACATGTCACGTAGCGTACCTGACGGGGTGTCGGGAAGCAACTAGGTAGGGGGATCGGCCGGCGTCCAATTCGATCTCAGAATGCGCTCAACCCCTCCCAGCTCTCTCGCCAGCCATCTCGCTGCCTTGAGTCGTGTCTCGTGTACGGAGATGGTGAAGCCAGCCCAGCTCGTGACGTGCTTGTTCTTGAGGTAGGTGTAGCAGGCTTGGACTTCGAGGGACTCCTTGGCGACTTCGATGGCGTCATGGAACTCTTGCTTCTCTGATCCCCATGTTCTCGCCATCAGTTGGTCCCGAACTTCATTGGGTTGCGGCCGTCTCGCTGCAACAGGTCCATGGCGACTTGCTGGCACTCAGCTCTCCACCTGTCCGCCGCCGCCTCAGAGGTGAAGCACGGCAGCATCGCCCTCTGCACGTCATCGATCTTGCAGATGACCTTGAAATGCCCACACCCACCTTCCAGGTCAGCAATCCCCACCATCCAGAACATCACCTGGCCGTACTTGAGCAGTCTCTCTTCGGCCGAGAAGAGACTCTGGACGTACTCGGGGGTGGGGTAGCGGATGAAGAACTGACACTCTTGAGGGGGAGGGTTGAGGGGATGATCGTCTCTACGGTGGCGCTTGGTCACGACTCGGCCTCTCCCATCTCAACGCTCAGCTGCATGAGTCTCTCAACCCCGCCTTTGATGTCCTTACCAATCACCATGTCGATGATGATCAGGTCCAGCTTCGACTTGGCTTCCTTGAGTGTCATCTCTGCTCCTACATAGGGAGAGGGCCAGGACCGTGGTGGCGACTCCGGTCAACTGGCCCTCTCGATCTCCTACTCCTTGACTCTACGAGCCTCTCTCATGCGGCTCGGGTGTGGGACCTTTGCGATTCCACCACCCATGGAGCGACATGCCGACCCGGCCGGTGAGTGGCAGAAGGGACACTCTACCGACTCACCATCCGTGTCATCTCGCTCGTCGTAGTAGCTCATCTCAGTCTCCAGGTGTAGACCCCGACCAGGAGGAACGCAGTGACCAGGACCAGGAGGATCAGGCTTGCCATCTCACCTCCTAGTTGTGTGCGTAGAAGTAGCCGGACCAGAAGTGAGCGAATGACTTGTCCTCTTCGCTCAGATCTTCAAGGTCATGGATGGTCTTCTGCGCCATGGCCGTGAGATGCTGGCTACTCGGGTCGAACCTGACCAACACCTCTTCGGAACCATCCTCGAACAGGACGACCATGCCGTCGATCTGTTGTATCAGGTATTTCTCACTGGGAAGTCTTGCCATCTCACCTCCCTACGCTGCCAGCGCCAGCACCAGGTCCGACGCAATCACCTTCTCGTCAACCTGCATACCAGGCAGGACAGCCGTCCGGGCCCTCACAACTCCCTTCTCAGCGTCACTCAGATCCTTGCCGGTGACGTCTCGCTCGTGGTCGACGAATTCGACGAATGCCTGGTATGCGGCGTACCCGTTCTTGCCCAGGTGGTCGACACTCAGGTTGTCCTCGCCGTCGTACAACCTTCTGACGGTCTCACGCTTCCTCTCTCGCTGACTCAGCGCCTTCTTGCCGAGCCCTTCCTCCTTCACGTCCCAGAACTTGTCGACGATGGCCTCGAACGCCTTCTCGCCATCGACTCCGAGCATGGTCTCAGCCTTCTCAACCATCGCAGCTTCAACCGCACCCGAGTACTCAAGCAGCCTGGCTGCCTCTCGGATGTGCTCGACCTGGTTCTTGGTGTTCTTGACTCGGATGAACTGGTCGACCTTGCCACCGAGGGCCATGTAGAGAGTGTTCTCACACACAACCCGGATAGCGGTGAAACCGGCGACGTTGCCAAGCTTGCCGTCGTAGCCCTTCGCCACGAACAGGCCCCGCTCGATGTGATCAGCGACCCCATGGGGATCGATCACCAGCTCGGGTACCTGGATGTAGGCGAAGAACGTCTGGCCTCGGTCTCCCAGAATCCCGATGGTGTCGAGGTGGGCACCATCCTCTTGCAGGCCCGTGATCTCGAACGCCAGCTCCAGGAGTTCTCGGCGAGGGCGTGGGGTGAACTTGTTGCCGGCCGTGGCCATCATGCCGAAGACCGACGACTTCACTCCATACACCTCAAGGGGGATCTCGGTGTAGTGGGGGATTCCCGACCCGAACCACTCCTTGTCGTACAGAGGGACCAGCTTGATCTCCTCCTGGTCGACGCCGACGAGCTGGAGCCCCTGCTCGATGGTCATGTCCGACTCGGACCTGACTCCCAACTGGTGCCAGGGGTGACCCCGCTTCCAGTTGACAGCGACCAGGTCTCGGCCTTCGTGTTGGGTGATACTGGCAGGCATCTCAGCTCCCGTTCCTTGTCTTGGCCCGGCGGATGTGGATCTCGTCCCACACCTCACTCTTGATCGTGACCGGCACACCCGAGGCGAGGACGATCTTGATGTCCTCCCGCTCGAACTTGGGTGCGTCGATGCGCTTGAACTGGCGGGTGCGGACCCCGATATCCACCGCCTCGCCACCGGGAGCACGTGATTTCACGTACTCCTCATCGATGGTGATGTCGTACTTCTGATCACTCATACGTCTTCCCATCCTCTCTCAGCTGACCCAGGTCCCGAGCCAGCCGTGTTGCCTCTGCACTCACGGGCACCTCAGGGTACTTGAACATGAGGATTGGGAGGCTGTCGCTGTGTGCGTGCTCTCGACTCTCCATCCAGTACTCGAAGCGCTGGAGCCTCTTGTTGAAGGTGATGACTCCCTTACTCATTCCCATCCTCTCCCTTCTCCAGCTTCTCCTCTGCGTAGGTGTTGAGCGCCTCTTCCTCCAACTTCAACTCCTCGTAGCCCATATCTCCGAGCACCATGCGGGACAGGTTGGCGGCCATCAATACCTGCGCCAGCTCGTCCACCTTGCTCCCACCGAACTCGATGGTCATGAACCAGCTCTCATCCTTGCCCCGGCTGCCGTAGTTGAACCCGGCCTTCACCTCAGCGTCCAGGTCCAGCTTCTCAAGCAGCCTGTCGATGGTGGTCTCAGCGATACGCAGGGGCCTCTCACGCCAAAGCTTCTTCTGCTCACGCTCGAACCACTCATCCCAGGGCTCTCGGATGTCCTTGGCCTTGCGAGTCAGCTTCGGCTCGGGGTGAGGAGCAACCTTGCCGTCAGCGTCGATGTTGACGTACTCGACAACTCGGACGTAGTGGGTATCTCGACCCGCCCACTCTGACTCACGCACGATGGCCGTGACTCGGATGCGGTTGCCGAAGCTGTCCGTTACATAGTCCTTGCCGACTTCTATCTCACCGATTCTCACTTGCACCCATCCTCTCAGTTTGGCGATCGCTGGCCGTCACCTCCCGAGGGTTCAGGCGGTTGACCAGCCCAGACAGTGTACCTGCTCCTACTCTGGATATCAACGTCATCGTCGGCGACGTCGATCGAGCTACCGGGCAGGGGTGGCTAGCGGGCCCGAGGTAGCGGCTGACCAGCTCACAACCCCTCCACACGGAGCGATCGCCCCGAGCTGAGCCGTCCACAACCCTCCGCCGGCCGCTCATCCCCACCTCTCCACTGCTCAGTCGTATCCAGGGTGTGGAGGCTTTCATACACTCTCACCCCTGATTGCTCTCTGCCCAGCTCAGTCCACTCCACGCCCTGTCCCAACCATCCCAGCTCAGACCCTATTCCCGTCTCAGTTTCAGATCCAGTTCACCATTCTACGCCATCAAGGAAGGCTGAGATGATGCGCTTGGCCTTGTCGATCTCCATGTCACCGATGTTGCGACTCTGGAATCCACTGTCGTCTAAGGCTTGCTCGATCTCACGGAGTTTCTTGCCATGAGCACTGGCTAAGAACTCGTGCTGGGGATCAGGTTCTGGAAGCCAACGATGGTTGAAGCAGACCATTCTCACGGATGAGGCCCGGACATCTCCGCTCAGGGAGACCAACGCCTTAGTGCACTCTGTCGTGATCTGGCCCGGGTACATCTTGGCCTCAGCAAGTACGAGTGGGGTCTGCACGCCTCGTAGAAGCATCTTCATATACCCGGCTTGAGCCTGGTCAGCCACCTTCCAAAGGTGGGGTCTTGAATCTGGAATGAGTACCACGGGCTCAGTAATCCCATGTAAGTGTAGTGTCTTCTCAGCAAACTTACGGAGACAGCAGTCCTCGCACGTCCACTTACTACACCTATCAATGACGACTCGGATAGTCCCAGTCGGCACGTGGTAGTTAACGATCCGCCCTCTTGAGCAGGGGGGGAGCCCGTCAGGCCGCTCGGTGGGCCTCGACATAACCCTGTGCAAGATCTCTGAGGATATCTGCTACGGTCGTGCCGTTCTCCTTAGCGATCTCAGACAGAGCCTCGTGGACCTCTTGCTCCACCTTGGCCTCTATCTTCCTTGGGTTCTGGATAACCCGTGGCCGTCCCCTGTCACGCTTGACGATCTCGGGGAGGACAATGGTCTGGCCGGGCTCTGCCGCCTTGTACATCTCCAAGACGTCTTGGAGCGTAAGCCCAGCTGGTGCGCTCGGGGGGGAGGGCATGCCGGCGAGTGTAGCAGGTCGAAGCCTCTACAATTTCGACGTGTGGAAATGTCGGTTTGTTGCTGTTATAGGAGGGACTACACCCCTAACGGGAGGAAACCGACAATTCGACATGCTGAAATTCGTCGACGTCGGGCCCGCCCGGTACACTGGCCTGCGTCGGGTTCCCAGCGCCCGACACCAGCTGGGTGTGCGCCGGCTCGGGTCAGGCCCCCATCCTCTCCCTGAGTACGGCGCACCTCAGCGAAGACTTGCTGGGGCTCGAACGAGTTGCCGCACCACGACGAAGGCCCCGCCAGGATCTCGCACCTGACGGGGCCTTCTCATTTACCCGACTAGCTTCTCGTTTACCAGGACGGACGGGCTAGCTCTGACCCAACACCTCTCTCACCCGTCGGCACGTGACTTGCTTGCACGTTCTCATACCCCCCTCCAGAATGGGGTGCATCTGCTTGTGCAGCACCCGAGCGTTCTGGATGAGGACAGTCGCCAGCGCTTCCACCTTTCGCTGCTCGACTCGGATCGCATCGTTGGCACGATCCAGCCCCACGCTCTCTACTAAATACTCAGCTGGCATTAAACCTTCTCCTTACGTCTCCGTTTACCAGGACGGAAGGGCTCCGTTGCCAAGCGCCACCCTACCCACCCACCTCGCTACGATGCGTGAGTTCCAGGACGGACGGGCCGAAATGGGGGCCGCACACCAGGACGGACGGGCTCAGGACGCCGGCCAGGATGCGTCGTGCTGCGCTCCAGAGCCCTCGGGTGGGGGGTAGGAGCGCCCAGAACGGCTACGGGGCCCTGAGAGGCCGTTTGCCCCGATCCTGCTGAGATCCAGAAGAGACTCCCACCCATCCTCGCTCACCTCACCTCAGCCGCTCGTCGTCCAAGGTCTGGACCGGGCCCGCTAGTGCCAGCGCAACTCGGGCGAACCCCTGGTGCCGTGTCGTGGTGTTGGAGTACCTCTCATCCGGCACCGTCCACCCGCCTTCGTGGTGCCAGGCGATCGGCGTGCCGTAGCTCCACACGACGTAGTCAGGCTGCTGATCTCGCAGGACAGCAGCCCAGTCGTCTGGGAGTCGGCCAGTGCTCACCGGTGGGGCGACTCGCTCACCTCTCATCGCACCTGACTTGAACTCGGTACCGTTCAGGATGGCCAGGTGGATGCGACGTCGGGTGCCTTCCCAGCCACCTTTCCCACGTTGATGGAGCTGGATGACCTTACCCATCTCTCATTCCTCCTCTTCCGTGCTCGACTGACGACGTGCCAGCCTCCGCAACTTCCTGTCTGTCATCCCTCATCCTCTCTGCTAGGTCTCGTAACAACGTCTTGAGCTGGACTTCACCTCTGGTCATCTCTCAGCCGTTCACTAGCACGTTCAGCACGTACAGGATCACGACGGCTGCCAGCACGACCGCAAACAGTCCAAGCATCTTTCCATCCTCCTATGTCTCTATCTGCCACACGATGTGACATTGCCCTACACGAACCCTTGCTCGCTCGTGTAGGGGTGATCTCACTTCGTAGTACCTGTGATCTCCAGTCCGAGATCTCTGTGAGCTGCTTTGCGATCGGCCCATCCCTCGATATGACCCTTATGGGCCAGGGACGTCCACTTGGGATGTTCGGTGAGCAGTGACCATCTCCACCGGTACCCCATCAGCCCCTCCAGGTAGCCTTCGTGCCACTCAGTCATGTTCACGCCACCGTCTCCTGTTCCTGGTAGCTCGGGAACGCCTGCACTAGCTCGTTCTCGCCGAACGTGACCCCGACGCTCTCTTGTCCGTACTCACTGGCCAGGTTGCGCAGTCGCTCTCGTAGCATGTTCTCCCGACCGTACATCTGCCAGCTGGGCTCATCCTTGTTCTCTGGCAGCCCTGCGTAGACCACGAACGCATCCTCAGTCTCTCCGGCCCACCGTCCCTTATACCGGGAGGCAACCCAGATCTCATCGGACACAGCCGCTACCACCGCTCGGGTTCGGCCGATGTACTCAGACCAGCTCTCAGGGCTCAGCTGACCATCAGCCAGGTTGCGGCCGATCGTGACTGTGACCGCTCTCATGACACGACCCCGATCTGCTCGCCGATGTAGAGCACGACTGCGACCAGGCCAAGCCACGTGACCAGCACCGTGCCCAACGTGGGCGTCAGCCGGTTGTGTCGCTTGATGCGGTAGGCGGCCTCTTCTGCGTAGGAGAACACCCACACAGCCGACACGAGCAGCATCTCAATCACCTTGATAAAGGCGTTCAGCATCTCTTCCCATCCTCTCGATGTTGGCCTGTCTCATCAGTACGGGTAAGCCATCTCCCGTAGAGTCACCCCCTAGCCCAACACCAGGGGATGACTTTCGACTAGTAGCCAGCCTTACGAGCTGACTCTCTCGCATGCTCGAGGGTGTCGTAACAGAACCCGTTCCATGACCAGGTGCCATCTTCGTGCTCACTCGCATAGATGGAATACCCGGCCGCTCTCCCAACGATCTCTCGCCGGCCTGTGAAGTCTGACCATCTCCAGTCGATGACGTGCCCTGACTTGGTTGTGAGCATGTCTCAGCCCAACCCGAACAGGTAGTCACGCTTCGGATCTCCACCAGTCTTCTCAGCCCAGCGCCGAATGCCGTCTCCCTTGTGGGGATGGAACGGGGCCCAGAACGTCGGGGCGACTCGCACGAACTCTCGCAGCTCATGCACGTAAGCCTCGCTCATGGCTTGGATGATCTCGAATGTCAGATCCTCAATCCCACTCACGTCGGCCACGTAGACCGGGAACGCACTCCTCGCACCGTTGGGGATCGGCACCTTGTACTCGGGAGCCTCTTCCCGTTCACTCTTCCGGGCATCGGTCAGCACGATGTGCACCAGGATCGAACCCTCGAAACGGTCCGTGTGATCCGTGGCGGTCACCTTCCACCCGACCGGGAACACCAGGCTCTCGTTCACCAGCGTGACAGCCGTTGATGTCAACATGTCTTCCCATCCTCTCTGTGACCTGTCTCATCAGTGCAGGGTGGTCAATCCCTACAGACTCCCGGCCACTCTCTCAGTGACCAGGAGTTTCGACTAGAAGCCTCCGTACTCGTGACGCAGTCTCACCTCGGCCAGGTCAATCACAGCGTTGCGCACGGTGCGGTAGATCGCATACGTGCTGACATCACTGGGCACCTGGTCGTTCAGGTAGGTGTCTCGCAGGAGACGCAGTGTCCTGTCTCGCATGAGGTACTGCCTTGCCTGGAATGCCTCTCGCAGCTCACTGACCCTGACCTTGAGGAGTTCGTCTGTCTCCCGGTCGTAGATCAGTTCTCCCACTACCTCGAATGCACTAGCCATGACTGATCGTGTCCTCTCCCGGGCCCAGCTTGTCCGCTAGTGCCCTCTCGTTCGCTTGCCGTTTCATGGTCCGCCACTCATCGAGGGCATCGGCAATGCTCGTCTTGCCATCTTCCGTACTGGCTCCCCCGTAGAACGAGGGGGAGATCTTCACCAGCTCAGCCACGACGTGGGCGAACTGGCGTGTGCCCAGCTCGGGAGTCTCTCCGTGCCATAGCTCGGGCCCATCCAGGCCAAGCCGTAGCTCACCCTCGTGACCGTTGCGACTCAGGACCGATGCCAGGTCTCGCACCATCTCCGTGGTAGCGCCGTTGAAGTGCAGTGCTACTTGTGCCATGTCCATCCTCTCTCGGTATCTCGTTCAGCCGTGGCTACCAGTGCCACGGGACGGGAGCGGCCAGGTGCGTCCAGGGTGCTGGGAATGACTCTCAGCGGCCTGGTAGCGCCTAGCCATCTCACCCCCGTTTCGTTCGGAGGATGGATGGAAAGTCTCTTCTGTTCTCAAGTAGCAGGCCTGGCCGATCTCGCAGGAGGCTGCCCAGTGCGGTAGACGCACCGTGGGACGCTTCACTCCCGGGAGTGATCTCGGGCCAGGTTGTCAAGTAGCGGGCGAAGAATCGCCGTGGTCTCGCAGGGATCTCCGAGGCCTCTTCCCGGCCTCTCGCTTGCCCTGTCCACCCACACACTACCCCGTCACCCCCCACCCATGTCGGGTTTCTCAGCCTTGACTCACCTTGTAACAGGACCGCAACAATCCCAGGTACCTCAGTGCATCTCACAGGTAGGGACAGTGTGACTAGTGCACACGCCCATGTGCACACGAGCTGCATCTTCACTCATACTCACTCATCTCGCGTTCATCTCTGTGATCTCAGCACCATCTCACCCCCTCGCACGCACGCCACGCACACCCACTCAGCCTCAGCCCCTCTCAGCTCGTCTCAGGTGACCCCGGGGTGTGCCGGGAGGGGGGCCGGCGGGGGGTGGTGGGTTAGGCTCCCAACGGACGGGGCTCAATTCAGCCCATAACCAGCTGAGGACGCTCGACCATGGCCAGGCCCAGAACCAGCTCAGAGAAAGAGGCCCTCTTCGCCAGGGGCAGGCAGAGTGGGCTCAACATCACCGAAGCCTCCAAGGCCGCCGGAGTCTCCTACGCCACGGGCCGCCGATTGAACCAGCGCCTCCTCGCCCAGCCCCAGAACCCCGGCCGCAAACCTCGGGTCAGGATGGAGATCCCCGCTGGCCCCATACCCCGGGAGGATCTCAGCCCCACGGCCCTCGATTGCCTCAACGACTTCGCTAGGTTCCGGGCCCGGTTCTTCGGCCGCATCTCATCTCCATGGCAGGAGAACGCCGCCCAAGAGACCATCCGCCTCCTCGAAACCTCCTTCAAGGAGTTCGTGGTTCTCAACTGCCCACCGGGCTCAGGCAAGACAACTCTCTTCACCCACGACATCCCCGCCTGGCTCACCGTCCGCAATCGGGCTATCCGTGGGCTGCTCGGGGCCGTCACTCAGAACATCGCCGAGCGTTACACCCGACGTCTCCGCAACACCCTCGCCCGGACCGTTCCCATGGAGGCCGACGAGCAGGAACTCTCCCGTGGGTTGGCCCTCGATGCCGACTCTGTTCTCGCCCACGACTACGGGCCTCTCCGGCCTGACCGTGCCGACCAGATCCCGTGGGCCAACGATCAGCTCACCGTCGTCCAGTTCGGCGAGACCTACTCAGGTGAGAAGGAAGCCACCTGGACCGCCTTCGGGCGCAACACAGAAGTCATCTCCCACCGTGTCAACATCATGATCTGGGACGACCTGGTCTCTCTCGATCGTCTCCGCAACGAGGACACGGTCAAAGAGGATGAAGGATGGTGGCATGATGTCGCCGAACGCCGGCTCGAACCCTACGGCCTTCTCCTCCTCCAGGGGCAGCGTCTCGGTAGCAACGATCTCTACAAGCACTGCAAGGAACTCACGGTCTCAGACATCGACATCGACGATTGGGACGACGACTTCAACATCACAGAACTCATCGGCGAGGACAAGGACATCGAGCCCGAGTCTCGACCCAAGTACCACCAGATTGTCTACAAGGCGCACTACAACGAGTATTGCAAGGCCAAGGAGAATCCCCGGATGCACTCACGCCGGGCAGCACCCTTTGACCCCAAGGACCCCGAGCACTCCGGTTGCCTGCTCGATCCTGTGCGTCTCAGCTGGCGGGAACAGGTTGCGGAGAAGGACCGCCCGAACTCGAACTACGAAGTCGTCTATCAGCAGCAGGACGTCGACCCCAAGGGCGTCCTTGTGCCGGCCATCTGGATCACGGGTGGCACCGATGAGCACGGCAACTCATTCCCCGGCTGCTACGACAACGCCCGCACTGTTGGTCAGGTGCCTCATGGCCTCAGCGGCACGAAGCTCTCGATTGTCACCGTCGACCCTGCGCCGGCCAAGTTCTGGTCCGTGCAATGGTGGATCTACGTCGAGCCCCCGAGCGTCGACCGCTTCATGGGCCAGCGGTATCTCATCGACATGTACCGGGGCAGGATGGACGGCCCTGACCTGCTCGACTGGAACGTGCCGCTCGCATGTCACACGGGCCTCTTGGCTGACTGGCAAGAACGGGCCCGCAAGACCGGCTTCCCGATCAACTATCTCATTGTTGAGAAGAACGGTGCTCAGCGATTCCTCATGCAGTACTCATGGTTCCGCCAGTGGTGCTCGCAGAACTCAGTGCAGCTCCGGCCGCATAACACTCAGTCGAACAAGGCCGACGAGAACTTCGGTGTGGAGACCATCAAGAACCACTACAAGTTCGGCCGTGTCTCTCTGCCGGGCACGATGGCGGGCCGCTCGATGTGCAAGCCTCTCGTCAAGGAACTCACCCACTACCCGGATGTCACCACGACCGACTGCATCATGGCCAACTGGTTCATGGAGTTCAATCTCCAGCACCTTGTGGTCGACGCCGAACCACTAGGCTCCCTCTACAACGACATCCCGAGCTGGATGAATCAGAGGACGGCGAACGCATGACACTGGCTGCGTACCACTCCTACCGCCGGCCGACCGCCGACGAGATCTGGGCCACCTACCAGCACCGACGGTCCGCCCAGGGGGAAGATCTCCAGCGCATCAGGGAGATCCAGGCCGTCATGAACAACGACATGGTCGTGCCTCTCCCCGAGCTGACCGAGTCGGAGCGGCCCATGGTCGCCAACCTCGCCCAACGGGGCATGAAGCAGATGGGGGCCCGCATCGCCTCTACCGACCCTGTCTGCACCTGGCCAGTTCTCCGGCCCGGTGTGGAAACTTCCGAGAAGGCCACTCGCAACCGACGTCTCATCTCCTCTTCGTGGCACTACGAGAACGATCTCCGCATCCATCGCATCCAGCGGGGCATGAGACTCCTCGCCTATGGATGCACCCCTGTCGTCCTCAAGCCCTTCCACGATCCCCGTACGGGCCAGGAGTACCCCAAGTGGTACGCCCGCCATCCTCTCCAGACCTTCCCTGCTGAGATCGAGTTCAACGACTACTTGCCTTCCGACTGCATCTTCGTGCAGCGCCACTCCTATGCCTGGCTGGAGAAGCGCTTCCCAGATCAGCTCGGGCGCATCAAGAAGCCCTTCAACTACGACCCGGGCCAGGACAACTCCGAGATGATGTTCGACGTCCTGGAGTACTGCGACGCCTACTACTGCTGCCTCATCTTGATCGCCCCCGATGTCGTCGGTGACCCCTACTACGGCGAGGCCGCCTATGGCACCAATGCAGAGATGCTTGGCGGCTTCGACAACTTCGCTTGCCACCCACTGGCAGTCGTGCCCGGCTCAGTCAATCTCGACAAGACCCTCGGTGAGTACGACGGCATTATTGGCATGTACCAGGCCCAGGCTGCCTTCATGGCCATGGGCGTCATCGCTCAGCGCCGCTCGATCTGGGCCCGAGAGTGGGCTGTCTCCAACCCCAACGAGCAGGTCGACGTCGTCACTATCCCGGACCCGGCCTCGGGCACGCCTGGTCAGATCAGAGGTGGCAAGATCGAGCGCCAGGATCTCGACCCTTCTTACCGGGCCGAGCAGCTCCAGGACCGCATCGAGCACCACATCCACCAGGACGCCGGCCTCCCTGCCGAGTTCGGAGGCATGTCTCAGTCAGACAATGTCCGCACTGGTCGACGGGGCGCTCAGGTGATGGGGGCCGCCATCAACTTCACGATCGCTCAGGCCCAGGACATCTTCGCCAAGTCTCTACGCCACGAGAACGAGGTGGCCATCGCCATCGACAAGGGCTACTTCCAGGACTACGACCCCGGCACCGGCCTGCCCACCACGAAGAAGATCTTCATCATGACCCGAGCATGGCAGGGCGAGGTGAGCTACTCCCCGGCCGCTCTCTGGAACAACTCTAAGCACCTGGTCGAATACCCGATCAACGGTGTGGATGTCGACCAGCTCCCTGTCGTCGGTGGGCAGCGGATTGCCATGAACACCATGAGCCGATACCGGTTCATGCAGATCGACCCGTTCATCCCTGATGCTGACGCCGAGCAGCAGCAGATCGTGCGTGAGGCCGTCTTAGTGGCCTTCCTCTCGTCCATCCAGGCTCTCGCAGCCAACCCCGAAGGCCCCTGGCAGCCCGTCCACATTGCCCGGTTCGACCAGATGTTGGCCAAGGGTATGGACCCGTATGAGGCCATGATCGCTCTCCAGGCCCAGGTGCAGGAGGAGCAGGCGACTGTGGCCCAGACCCCGGCACAAGCCCAGCCCGGTATGAGTCTCCCCGGCCAGGGCGTCGAGCAGCCCACCTCGATCCCCGAGCAGGGCCCGTCTCTCCAGAACCTCACGGCTCTCTTGGGTCAGCTCGGGCAGGGTGGGACGGTTGATCGCACTCGCCAACGTGCGGCCGGCGCATAGACTCGCCCCTACCGATAGTCCGAAGAGGGAGGCCCACATGGGCAAGCAGACTGGCTCACGTCCCCGGCCCACCGTGGCCACCGATCACAGCCCGAGCTACAACCAGGCCAACACCGGTCGGGCCCCAGGCCGGTCCGCCAACAAGACCCCCACGGGCAGCCGACCCCGTCCTCGGGTGGCCAAGTCGACCATCCCCGGCGTGAAGGGCAAGGCCGCTGGTCGCCCCGCCGCCAAGGTGACCAAGATGCCGACCCCGAAGCAGAACTGGGGCAAGCGAGGCGGCGGCAAGGCCCACGGCGGCAACTGACTCAGTAGGCCCAGGGAGGATCGATGAGTGATGCACCAACTCAGGCCGTCTCGGTCCCCCCGGGCCTGCCCTACGGCCAGCGCAAGTCCTCGGAACAGGCCCAGGCAGTCCAGCCCATGGCCGGCTCTCCAACGGCTGCGTCTCAGTCTGGCTCCAGGGTCCCTCTTCCAGGACGTCTTGGCCCCGGGGAAGTCCCTGCTCTGGAAGATCCCAGTGCTTACCCTGATGAGCCTGTTACCGCTGGTCTCGCTGTTGGGCCTGGTGCTGGTCCTGACGCACTTCTCACTGGCCCATTTGGTCCGGAGTCCCTTTCTCTTCTTCGGCTTGTGTACGGCATGTTTCATGATGAGGATGTCAGGCGCCTCATCGAGAGGACGGAGATGAACCTGTGACCACTTCTCAACTCGCTCTCGTCGTCGCCCTCGTGGCTCTCGTGCTCGTGCTCGTCTTCGTGTTCTGATCCTGTGAGCCCGTGCCGTACTTCAACGACCCTGTAGCGGAGATCATCGATCTCTACGCCTATCAGGCTCGACAGGAACGCCTCCAGCAGGCCGCCTCGCAGTTCACTCCGCAGACGGCCCAGATGGTCTCCTCCTACGCCCGGAACACGCCGTGGATGCCTGCCGGCGTGAACCTGAGCCTGAGTCGAGCGGGTATTCCCCCGACTGACCCCCGCATCGAGCAGATCTCCAACCTGGCCCTGTTCGAGGAATGGCACGACAACGCCCTCGCAGCGCAGGCCAAGCTCGATAACTCCTTCGGGGGCGCTATCAAGGTCTCTGCGCTCTCACCGGGCGGGACACTGGGTGCCCGAGCAGGGTTCGCTATCCGGGGCATGGCCGAGCAGAAGCAGCGGGAAGAACTCGGTGGCATGGGATGGGCCTCAATGGACGACATTCTGGCCGAGCATCCGAATCTCCGGTCCGCAGTGAACGCCTCCAAGATCGTCATCGATGACGAGAAGGGGCTGGCCCAGCGGCCCCGCAATACTCTCACCCGCAAGGGTCGTGCTTTCGAGCGTCTCAAGGAAGCCTTCGCCGACGAGAACGTCGCACTGCCTTTCATCAACGCCGATGAGAGGTGGGGTGAAGAGAACGAGCGCATGGGCCTCTGGAAGCCCTCAGGTGAGCGTACCTACATCGATGAAGAACTCTTCCCCCAGGCCCGTACCTCATCTCCAGGTGGGGGTGTCTTCGCTGGAGCACGAGTCGATGCCGGGCCCGTGAACAAGCTCGTACGACGACCCGACCCCCAGACCATTGAGGGTCTCCAGCAGGCCGGCGTCCCCATCGACCCCGAGAACCCCTTCGCCGCCGCCGGCATCCTCACACGCCCGGCAACGATCCTCATGGATGCACCAGCCCAGGAAATCCAGGGCCAGTTCCGCAACGTCATCGGCGCTGTCAGGGGCAAGCCAGTCAACTGGACCGAGTCTCAGTCAGATCTCGGTGTAGTGCTGGGTGCAGCTCAGCAAGGCCGCCCGATCTCCGCTGGCCGTGGGTTCTTCGTCGACCCCGAGTCCGAGGTGGCCCGTGAGCGTAGGGACCGGGAAGCCAAGCGTGGTCTCATCGGCGGCCACAACATCACCATCGGCCGCTTCCTCGCCGACACTGTCACCGAGCCTGACACGAAGCCCTTCGCAATCCTCTCCGGGACCGTGGATGCCGGTGTTGCTCTCGCTGACCCGTCGACTCTTGCCCTCGGGAAGATCGGCAGGATTCGCAAGGCCCGGGCCCTGTTTGAAGTCGAGGATGCCTTCCACGTCGAAGCAGGGCTCGTCAACGGTCTCCGGAGAACTGTCCATGGGCCCACGGCTGCCACGTGGCTCAATGGCAGGAAGGGTCAACGGGCCATCGAAGCTCTCACCAACGAAACCTCTCCGGCCCGTGTCTGGATCGCCATGAACCGGCGCATCGACCCCGAAGTCGCCGCCCAGTTCGCTGACACCCGCACCACGGCTGACACTCGCAACCTCCTTGAAGGTCTCCTCGGGCCCCAGATTCGCTCGACTACGGAGATGAAGGCCGCCACCCGTAACCTGGCCCACGACTTCTCTGATAACCCGATGGTCGGGGCGTTGAACAACCTCAGCCCCCGTATCTCGCAGTCTCGTCTCCTGCGCTGGATGCCTCAGTCTCAGGCTGACACCCAGAACCCCCGTGTGTTTGCGGTACAGCTTGAGCGGCACATGGTCAACGCCAAGGTGCCCATCGAGTTGCAGGAAGAAGTCCTCAACGACATCGCCCGCTCCCCGGGCCGGGGTGGACTTCTCGCCGCCGCTACCAAGGCCATGGAGCACGAGGCAGGTGTTCTCGTCCAGTACGGCGTCACCCAGGAGCACGCCCGTTCTCTCACGACACTCTTCCGGGAAACGTACGGGGAGCACCTCGCCGGCTTCGTCGATGAGGTGGCCTCGGACGTCCCCGTGTGGACCAAGATGCAGGTAAACGGTCAGATGACCGACGTCCCCGGGCCCCATCTCGTCACCGAGCACCTCGCCCGCTACGTTCCTCTTCCTGACGCCCGCAAGATCCGACGTCTCACCTCCAACCCAGGCACCCGCATCCTCACCACTACGAAGTCCCCGGGCTCCTTCGGGCAGAACAGGTTCCCGATCGCTGCCATGGATTTCCTCACGCAGGAGATCTGGAAGACCTCTACCCTGCTCGGGCGTTTCCCAGCGTGGATCACCAGGGTCGTCGGAGAATCTCAGCTGCGTATGGCGACCGCCGGCCTGGACTCCATGTTTCATCACCCTCTCGCCTACTTTGGCTGGGCACTAGGCAAGAGGGGCTCGATCGACCCGAGCGGCATCACGATCACCGAGCTGGACGAGTTCCGCAACAGTCTCACCCAGGGCCATGGCGGGTGGCTGTCTCGCCCCGGAGTCGTCTCCAGCTCCCGCCCAGTTCCCATTCCTAACCGGCCTGAGTTCTCTTCCCGCTTCCGTGGTGCATGGGCCAACGAACTCACGGAACTCAGCTACGACCCGATCTCCAAGTTCATCCTCAACAATGGTATCAACGAGACTGAGCGGTGGCTTCTGGTCGCCGACGACGGCCGCAAGCATCTCGATATGCTCCGGGCTTCGCACCCCGGTAATCTCCAGTCGCACCAGCAGATCCAGGACTACCTCCACTCGATCTCTCGCCGCATCACTATCAAGACCGGTGGCGACACAGCGCTCATCGAGGCTCTCAAGACGGGCAAGATGGCTGACGGGACGCCTCTCATCGCTAACGTCAACCAGACCAACCCGAAGTTCGTCAAAGCTCTCGATGCTCACATGGGCTCGGCCCCTGATGCTGTGAAGGGTCTCGAAGTCGACTTTCAGTCAGCCGGGCACCAGTTCTACGACCGCTGGAATCGGGCCGTTGACTCCATGTTCGCCATGACCATGGGCTTCGCCGACAACCTCTGGGACCGTGCGCCGACCTTCAAGCAGTATCTCTGGCAGCACACCATCGAACTCCTCCCCTTCGCTGACGACGCAGCTCGGGCCGCTATCCTCGCCAACGCCGCACAGGCCAACCTTCCTCAGCGCATGATGCGGGGTCTCCAGAGGGCAGCCAAGCGGGCCCCAGGCAAGGGCACTCTCGCTCAAGATGAACTCACCTTCCTCGCCAAGGGCTACGCCGTCGACTCCTCGAAGCGTCTTCTCTACGATCTCAACGAGAAGGGACAGTTGGCCGACGCTGCTCGTATCATCGCCCCGTTCGGCAATGCCTATCAGGAGATCTTCGGGGCATGGGGCCGCCTCCTCACCGACATCGGCGGGCCCGGAGCGACCGGGCGCATCGTCGGATCTCTCAAGCTGCTTCGTCGGGCCGACCAGCTGCTCGAAGGTGCCAGGGGGTCGGAGTTCGGCGAGCTGATGGGGGCCCCGCTCGATGCCGATGGCACGCAGCAGGGCTTCTTCTTCAAGGACCAGCACGACCAGGAAGTCTTCGTGATCCCTGGCTCACAGTGGCTCACGCAGTCCATCTCAGGTGTGCCCGTGCCTCTCACCGGCAGCGTTCAGGGCCTCAACATGGTCGGCTCGATCGTGCCTGGTCTCGGGCCTGTAGCAGCTATCCCGGTGGCCTGGATGATCCAGAACAAGCCTCAGTTCCAGGGCGTCAAGGATCTCCTCCTTCCCTATGGGGCCCCCGGTGAGCGTGAGCCCTCGGACATCACTCAGCTCCTCTCCTACGCACCTCCGTGGATGCGACGGGCCTTCGATGCTGCCTCGAACGGCGGTTACGACCAGCGTCTCTGGGGCAATGCCCAGAAGGACGCCATGGCCTACCTGTACTCGACGGGGGAGTACGACACCACTACCCGCTCGGGCATGCAGCAGCTCACCCATGACGCCAAGCGGGCGGCCCGAGATCTCTACTACATCCGCTCCTTCGCCCAGACGTTCTCGCCGACAACCCCCAGCTTCCGCTTCCTCACCGAGGACAAGTCGGGGCGCCTCCTGGCCACCTCGGTCCTGGTTGAGGAGTTCCACGAGTTGCAGGAGACGGACTACGAGAACGCCGCCCAACTCTTCATGGAGCAGTACGGCGAGAACGCCATCCTCTCAGTCATTCCCAAGTCGGGTTCGTCGACGTATGGCATTCCGAGGACCCAAGAGGCCCAGAACTTCATCCTCACCAACCCGGAACTCAAGAATGACTTCCCCTCCACGTATGGTTTCTTTCTGCCCCAGGATGAGGACCACAAGTTCGACTACGACGTCTACATCGGCTCGTTCGTCGACAACGACCGGCAAGACATTACGCCGGCCCAGTGGCTCAACCTCGCCAACGCCACCCGGGGCGACTATCTCTACGATCTCTACAAGAAGAGGGTTGGCTCCCGCACCGACCAAGCTGCCACGGACTATCTCCGCCAGGCCCGGCAGAAGATCATGGAGCTGTACCCCTCGGGCCCTACCGGTCTCGCCGAGAAGCCCGACACAGAGGACTTGATCGCAGAACTCTACAAGACTCTCGATGATGAAGTGGCGATGTCGACCGATGCCGGCAAGGGGATTCAGCTCTATCTCCAGTATCGGGACCAGGCCATGGAGTATGTCTCACAGATCCCCGGTCGCACCTCATTCTCTCGTTCACGAGATACCGAGCCTGTTCGCATCTGGTTGAACAACGTCGCCCAGGCCATCATGGAGCGACACCCTGACTTCCAGCTCACATGGGATATCGTTCTGTCCCGAGAGACTCACGTCGAGTCCGAGGAGCTGGTGGAGGGGTAGATGCCGGCGAGCAGGGGTCGCTACAGCAGCCAGGAGCAGGAGGAGCCCTCGGGCGGGGACAACCCTCTTGGCATCCCCGACCTAGAGGAGTACACCCCTCCGGCCCAGAACATCGGCGTCCCCGACGACTACACCGCTCGCACCGACATCTCTGAGTACACTGACATCTTCGGTGACCCTTGGGGTGGCGGCGGCACGGTCTCACGCCGGCCTCAGTACCAAGAGGGGGATGAACTCCTCCCCGCCAACTTCGGCCCGGCACAGATCGCTGATCTCCAGCGTCAGCTCGCAGAGGTTGGCCTTCTTCCCCCAGGCGCCTCGATTCAGTTCAGGGTCTGGGATGAGACTTCGGCGGCTGCGTTCTACAAGCTGCTCGCCTACGCCAACCAGAACGGTCTCCACTGGACGAGCGCTCTCAACAAGATGAAGTCTGAGTCTCAGGGCGCCTTCCAGGTTGATGAGTTCGGCAACATCGTGCCTGTCGACCCCAACGCCCAGGAGAAGCTTCCTACCCGCACAACGCCCCGTGAAGAGTTGATCCCTCTCTTCCGTCAGGCCATCATCGAGACTCGGGGCGAGGGCTGGTCCGAGGACAAGATCAACTCGATGGTGAGCGCATTCCAGCAGCAGGAGATTGCCGCTCAGCAGGAAGCCTATGCAGCAGAAGGCACCTCTCAGAACGTTGAAGGCATGCCCTCGCCCGAGGCTTTCATCCTCTCGAAGGTTGAGGGCGAGGACCCTGATCGTGTCGCAGCGGAGAAGGGTCTCGACTACGTCAACGAGTTCCAGCAGCTGCTCTCTCAGTGGGGACCCGGGGGAGGCTTGTTCTGATGCCCACTGCAACTGCCCTTCCCCCGGAGATGATGGAGAAGCTGGAAGGTGTTCAGGAGCCTCTCCGCTCGATCGCCATCCAGATCATCCAGGCTTCCGGTGGTCGCATTGGTCTCACCTCCGGCTATCGAGACAATGCCCACCAGCAACGTCTCTGGCAGGAAGCGCTCGCCAAGTACGGTGACCCTGAGGTTGCCGACAACTGGGTAGCTCGCCCCGGCACCTCTCACCACGAGAAGGGCATGGCGATCGACTTCTCGGGCGACATGGATCTCCTCTCCCAACTGGCCCCCCAGCACGGTCTCTTCCAGCCCATGGATCATGAGCCTTGGCACTGGGAGCTGGGCGACGGCGCTGACTACGAAGGCCAGCCCAATCTCGACTTCGACATGCTGGACTCCCCGGCAGCCAACCCCGAGGACGTTCTCGCCAACCGCATGAACGCCATTATGTCGATCATCGGTGGCAACAATGACGGGGGCGATGTGGCCCCAATGAATCAGATGGACATGTGGGGGGCCGCCGACGAGATCGCTGGCGAGTTCGAGATGGAGGATGCACTCCGTTCGGGCATCAGCGTAGCCTCGCAGGGCGCCGGGGAAGCAGCGACTGCTCTCGGGGCCGGCGGTGCAGGCCAGTACCAGAAGTATGCTCTCAAGGTCATGCAGCAGAAGTATGGCTGGGACGCCTCGGAACTCAATGCACTCATTGAACTCTGGAACCGTGAGAGCAACTGGAACCCTGAGGCTGACAACCCCACCTCTTCTGCGGCTGGCATTGCTCAGAAGATGACGAGCATCCACGGGCCCATCGAGCCCACAGCTGAGGGCCAGATCAATTGGGGCCTGGAGTACATCGCAGGTAGGTACGGTTCGCCTTCGGCCGCTCTCCAGTGGCACAACCGGAACAACTGGTATTGACTCATGGGCGTTCTCGACACCGTCAAGGAAGAATTCCCTCAGTGGGCATGGCTGTTCAACCACCCTGAACTCGGGCCTCTTCTCAAGCAAGCGGTCGACCCCAACCAAGGCTTCTCAGCGAACACCTTCCGGGCCAAGGTTATGGGGACTAAGTGGTGGAAGGGCCAGTCAGCGTCTCAGCGCAACTGGCAGATGACCATCCACAACGACCCAGGCACGGCTAAGGCCAAGCGCTCAGAGGGCACTCGCTCGATCAGAGAGATCGCTGGCCGGCTGGGTGTTGGCCTCTCTCTCAAGCAGATGGCCTTCATCTCAGAGATCATGAACTCCAAGGGTCTCTCGCCGGATGACCCCGAGATCACCAATGCCATCCTCCAGATCTACAAGACGAGCCCCAAGCAGCGCCAGGCGGGTGCGATCGAGGCCGGCCGGGCCCAGTATCGCAACGTGGCCCGCAACGAGTACTTCCTGCCCTATGGCCAGCGGGACCAGCATGAGTGGGGGCAGCTGCTCGCTACGGGGCGCAAGACCGAGGAGGATCTCCGGGCAACTCTGGCCAAGAAGGCTGCCTCCCGCTACGCCCATCTCTCCAAGGATCTCAGCGAAGGCAAGACCATGCGAGATCTCTTCGACGGGCACATCCAGACCATCGCTGAGGAACTGGAGCTGGACCCGGACAGGATCGATCTCACGAAGGGCCCGTGGCTCAAGGTCATCGATACCTACGACCCGGACAAGAAGCAGCATCGCTCTCTGTCGCTCGGGGAGACCATGTCCCTGGCTCGACGGGACGAGAGGTTCTGGAAGACGAAGAACGGCATGGCTATGGGGGCCAGCATGACCAACAACCTTCTCAAGGCCTTCGGGATGAGGTGACTCAATGGCCTCTGAACGAGCCTTGATTGTGG